TCCACCAGTTGCGTCAACTGCGCCAACAAAACCACCATCTGCCGTAATTACACCTGTCGTACTTACACTAGCCACTTCCCAATTTTCTATATTTCCCATAATCTTTCTCCTTTATGTTGCAGAAACGGCGGCCTGTGTATCACAACGCAACCAATCTCCGCCATCTGTGTCGCCATACGCTACAATTGGTGAACCTGCCGCACCATTACTTACAAAGATAAACCCACCTGCAACAGCCGTTGGTACAGTAGCAACCGTGAACGTCTTAAATACGCACACATCGTCCTGAGTTACGCTTACACCATCTAAATTCCACTTGTCAGCCATCTACCTCTCCTAATTAAAAAAGCTGGGGAGTGTCAGTCCTCCCCATGTTGTCACCATTCCCTTAGGAAACTTGCGCTCCAATGAATTTACCCGGACGCTTCGCGCCAGTTCCAATCGCCATATACATGCGAGTCCAGAACTTATCAATGTTAGTGCCGTCGTTATAGGCCGTAACACTTGGGTTTTCACGAGTGTGGAACTCAACGCCGTTATCTCCGTCACCGCAATAAATAACGGTTCCAGAAGCCAACCAATGCCAGCACTCATACGGAGTACCTTCAACTTTATTGATTGTATTCAGCGAGGTTCCTACAGACAGAGTAGAACCACTAATTTCTTTCATGGTGTCCACTTGGTCAGGAGCAACAATAACCTTTTCTAGCTTCTGGGGATCTAGGTCGCCATTGCCATCAAGGTATTTGTTGAAGTTAATACGAGCAGACGCAACAGAATCGGCAGTCAAAGAACCACCATCATCTAGGTTTGTCCACGTACCAGCACCAGAACGAGGCTGAGGACGACCCGCAGAGAATAGACCAAGACCATCTTCTGCAAGCAGAGAAAGACTGGCTGTTCCGAATCCACGGTTAAATGCGTCAGCCGCAATGCGCTCGATTGTTTTATAACCAGAGTGCATCAGTGCGCGGGATTGATCCCCCATTACACCAAAACGATCTGTATCAAGGGCTTCGCGTCCGATGGCTGCAAACAGACGAATAACATAGTTGCTAATCGTTTGATCGAAGCCTACCTGTTGCTTATCAACCGGCGGATCTGCAAGGTCAGAATTAACTTGCGCCAATCCCATTCCCAACACGTCCTGACTCGAATAGTTATTCTTGTCAACGTTGCGTTCTTTGAAATACTTCAAGCCCTCAATGGGACTATCTGCATACATGTTGGCCGCCTCATCAAGAGCGGCTTTGTAGAAGTTAGCGGTAGCCGCGTCAAGAAGCTGTGCGCCCGATCCTACTGTTACTGTGCTTTTTACTGCCGATGCGTAATTAAATGCCATTGTAATCCTCCTTACGCCGAAGCGGTTCCGGCAAGTGTTGCCGCACTAAACCTAACAAGAACACTTCCGCCTGCTTTTGCAGAAGCGGCTGTATCAGTGTTGGTTCCGAATACACCCGTTGCATCATGCCACGGAGTCGAAGTATCAGCATAATCTACCAATAGCGCAATGCCAGCGGTAGTTGTTGATGTGACACCAAATTCATTAGTGCCTATCTCAAGTGTATATTCCTCGCCTTTTTTAAGCGTTGTTGATGGAACTACAGTATCAATAGCTGATAACTCAACAATAGTGTCATCCGAGAACATCAGTACAGGAAGAATATCTCCCGCAGTGGTTCCAGCATATAGTGCCATTCCGTGAACAGCTCCTGCTCCAGAAGCGGTTGCTACTTCAATGCTTCCTGCTGTAGATAGACGAATCAAATCTCCAGCTACAATAGTGGCTGCATCGGCATAAGCATAACGCTCTTCCCATGCACCACCCAATTTAACGACCTTAGGCCGATTTACATTATCTACTGCCATAATAAACTCCTAGCTCTTAACGAGCGGTTGGTAATTCTTTAGCTCTCGATGTCAAGGACTTGATCTGCTGGCCGTTTGGATCAATTGCATCCATTCCGCGACGCTGCATCTCATTCTTTGCCTCAACAACTGCATAATATGCTTCTCTATCAGTTCGGCAGACAATTTCGTTTCCAAGTGTGTAAGAAGTGCGTTCCATTGATTTAGCGGCCAACGCTTCGGCGGTTGTTCCGAAAGGCTGGAAAAGATATTTACACTCAGGGTCTTCGGCTTCTAGTTTATTAAGCAACGCGGCGCGAGCATCAATGCCCACATTTGCAACGCTCATTTTAGGAGCGGGCTTACGCTTTGCTTTTGGAGCTACCGGACGCTCCTTCGGTTGTTCCTCTACAGCAACAACTGTTCCCTTTGCTTCATCAATCTTTTTCTGTAGGCTCTCCTCTGATTTACAGAAGTGCGCCCCCTTAATCTTTAGCTCTTTTGCTTCTTTCAACAACTCTTCCATTCTATCTGCTCCATCTTGGCTAGTCATAATTACCCCTCACCTTTTGTGGAAAAACCCATTTTAGCGCGTTCTTCATCAGTTAAAACAAACTCTTCTGGAATCATTGAACGAACGGGTTGTCCGTGAACTGTTCCTCTTGGCTGTTTAACTTTTGCGCTTGCTAATGCTTTAGTAACATTCAGTAGCGTTGCGTCGTCAAGCTCTGAAAAGCCATCCTTACTGCGCAACGTGTCCATCTGTGTCTTATACTTTTGCATCTCTGGGTCTGTTTCCTGCCTTAGTCCACTGATCTTTTGTTCAAACGAATCAAACTTGTCTACAAGAAAACGTGCTAGTCGTGCTTCCGACTGCTCTTGCTTCCAATCAATGTACCCGGGCATCTCATCAGGGTTGTCTATAGCTCTGTCCCGCCGCTGTTGAGCCTCTTGCTCAAACTTTTCAGCCTCCTGATTGGGCTGTTGTCCTCCAATACGTGCGTCGATTTGATCCAACCGCTTCAAAAGAGCATCATTCTCCTCCATGACTCGGTGTGTGGCCTGCTTACTTTTCTTCAAGCTTGCATTCCGCTTAGACTTAATCTCGCGTTCCTTAAGCAATAGAGCCTTTAGCTCGTCTGCCGTTTCAGGAATTGTATCGTATGACTCTTCGCTATCATCCTCAGTACTCTCGTTAGCAAGTAGGCTGATAACATCTACATCTTCCGATGTTTCTAACTCAGATTCAGACATGATTGTCCCTTTTCTGTTTTGTTGCGCTAACTAATACTACAATTTTGTACGCTTGTCAAGACAAAACTTACAATAATGTAACATTAGAGGTTCCGAGCTTCTTTAAAAAGCCCAATTATAAGATCAAAACTCCTCACAATAGCTGCGCTCTCTTCGCGGTTCTTGCTGTCCTTGCGGATAACATCGCGTAACGCAACATCACGAACATCTTCGATCTCCTTCAAAAAGTTTTTGGCTGGATTTGAACCCGCCCATAGTGAAACATCACTTTTGTCGCAATCAACTAGCCTCTTAAAAGCCATTAAACACCGCCCATAGCACCTGAAAGCTCCTGCCTTGCTTGCTCTCCGGGTGATGCTGTGTTAGGCGTGGGTGCGGCCTGCGCCTGTTGTGGAGGCTGTGATATTCGGTTCTGAATCTGCTCAATAACATTGTCAAGAACCTCAACGTTTGGATTCTGGTCTTCTTTTCCTTTCCAACGAACCCGCTCGCTACGATACATATCTAAATGTTTCTGTAGATTCATCGTTTCAGACATGAACGGGAACTCTCCGGCAGTAAGCATACGCTCAATGTTAGCACGTGCGTTCTCTTCTACGTCGCCCTCGTTGCTTCCAATAACAAACTTGCTCGTACCCATCATCTTCTCACCCAAATACTCGCTCAATCCCTTCCAGTCTAGCGTTTGTGCCAATTGTGGTATAGAACCAGCCGTTTGAATGTAGCTGATAATCTGTCCAGCTTCCTGCGCGTCGTTCTTAATATCGCGAACAACATCAATGATTACATCGAACTCACCGTAAATTTCACTAGGACGAACAAACACAGACTTATCTTCCTCGTCTGTAATCTGTATCACCTGTTCTTTCATCCCGTAGTTTTCCCAGCCAACCTTAACGCGCTCGGCATAGAACCCAAGAAATTGTTCAAGAACATATTCAATGTTAACCATGTTAGGACGCTGGCTACTCTGTGCAATTGATCCGGCCTCTGTAGCAGATGTTCGCGAACCAAAGCTTTGACCAATCATGTTCTTGTCAATGCTGTTGGCCGTGTTGCTGTCTTCCTTCATGTATTCAAGAACACCAAGCGTGGGCTGAGAAATATCGCGGATGTTAAACTGACCAATAGAGTCTTTATTGTCTACGATGAATCTCTGGTCCGCTCTGAACTCTCTATCGTTGCCCTGTACCTCACCCATAACTTCCATTAGCGGGGGCTTGCAAACCAAGGTATTGTTATCAATGATTTGACGAATAAGCGTTGTCTCTACTGCTAAATTCGGGCGTATCACCTCGAAGTTGCTAATATGATAAAGAATGTCAGCATCATCTGGATTAGCATGAATCATTTCAATCGGAATGGTGTCGTCCGGCTCTTGATTACGCTCAATACGAGCAACCAACGAATTATTGCTAAGATTTCCGAACATGGTAACTCGGTATCTCTTAGGAACATTCTTCAACTCGTCCCACTTGCCGTCTTCATCAATTGGAAGGTTTACAAAAATCTCTCGTTTAAGATACATCCCGGTACGTATTGCAGATGGTCTTGTATTCAGGTCGCGGTTACGCTTCTTTTCCTCTGCGTTCTCGAACCCGCTCCATCCGTCCCACTGATGTGTACGCGTCAAATCTTCTATCAAGTCTTCTCGGTAGAGTCCGTCACGGATTCCACCAACCAAATCTTTCATACCAACAATCGAGGAAACAATTACGCACTCCTGATCTTGGATGTTTCCAATAAGAACGTCTGCTTTGACCGATTCAATAGGCAGAAGGGTCAGAGACGGCCTATTCTCTACAATGGTTTCAATTGTTTCGTAGTCATAACGCTCAATCGAGCCGTCTTCTTTAGATAGGACAGGAATGCGAATAACGCGCTTCCCACTTTTGCGAACCCACTCTACCATGACAGGTACGTTTCCATACTTCTTAATCTGCGTCCAAAAGTCTATGCTCTTTAGGTTAAAGCGGTCTTTCTTCATTGTCCACTTAGCCAATAGATTCAGGCGGTCGGCGCGGTCTTGCGCGTTCTCGTCCGTATCTCCAATGGTTCCATCATTAATAGCAGAATATTTGAAAGGAACTTCTTTTGATGTTTGCACCGCATAGCCATTCGCGGCCATCTGTGTAACCTGACGGTAGAACTGGGTTGTTCCAACCTTTGCGCGTTCCCATACAGCAGGTTCTCCTGCTCCAACTCGCTTATTATTCTGTACAGAAGAGTCGTTTACAAAGGAGCGGAACGCCGCGTCCATCTGAGACCAAAGACCAGATTCCTCAATTGCCCATTCTTGCCGTTGTCCGGTAAAACGAATGTCGTAGTCATGCACGCTCATTCTTACTTTATCAGTAAGTTCGTCATCATTCTTTGCCAAGTTTTCTACATCGTTAATACCAAAAACCGCTTCTATATCTATATCAGCATCAACTGGTACAAAATCACGTGCGTCTGCCATAGCTATTCTCCCACAGTAAAGTTAATCAAATCTTCGTGAATAGCCCAGTAGTCCGAGTGTCCGATTCGGTGCAGCTTGTTATCACTCTCAGGCGCAATACAGAAACGACCGACATCGCTTTTATCAATCTTAAGGCAGTCCGAAGCATAGTCTATAATCTCACACCAATTTGTTGTTTCAACGTCCGTCCTATATATAAGCACGTTTCCGTCGTCGTCTAACTCGTGTTCTTCTAAGCACTTTAGAACCAACACATATTTATTGATAGGTAGGGTGGCAGCGTCCTTCTTTTTTGCGAAAAGCTCGCTATGCTTGACAACTGCCACCTCTAAATCGCCTACCAAATAATCGTTTACTAGTTGTTGCGGTATATAAACCTCATCATCTACAGATATAGATTGAAAGTCTTCTACAGATACAACCTTTCCGATGTGGTTTTTAACCAAAGCACCCTCGCTAACATGCAAGCCGAGATGGGTATTGGCTTTTTCATTCCTGCGAATAAAAGTGTTTCCGTTTATCGGAGTAAATCTGTTCATTGCCGCTCCTTATATACTACAAATATGTCTTTGTCAAGACAAAAAGATACAAAAATGTAATCAATATCCGGTGAGGTTGTTCTGAAACCCACCTGTCTTTAGCTTATTAGGCTCCGTATCATGCTCTATACCATCATAATACGCACTATCACCCATGCGAGCGTTACCCCTGAACCGTGGGTTGGCCTGAATCATTAGTTTCATACAATCGCACAAATCGTCGTCTGTTTTTGTTGGGCTTTCTTTTGCCAAACGCTCTGAACTCTTTGTTTTTCTATCAACCCACACCCATCTCTTAATCGTTCTAATGAAATCTGTGCAGGTATCAAACACATATACACGCGGAGCACCCATTTCTCCGGTAACAAAATGCTTTTTATTTGGATCTACGCAAAACCACTCCTTTAAAATAGGAACATAGTGGTCAGAGTCGTGGCCGCTACCCTTCTTCATCTTCAAACCATCAAATTCGTAAAGCTTTGAAAGTGTTATTCCGTCTCCAGAGCTATTTGTGCTGAACGCTCTTGCATCAAACACCGTCCATTGGAACGATTCACCATTCTGAATTTCCTCATATCGGCTATATACACGCTCATTCTTTGGATTACTGTAGCTTCCTATCAGCCTACGTGTGTTTCCTGACAGCTCTATGATGTCCTGACAGATTTGAGACGGAACCCTTCCCTTCCTTAGATAGTCTCGGTAAAAGAAAAGGTCTCCTGCTGGAGACAAAGCACCCCAAAGCCCAGCCGCTGGATGTTTATCTCCGTGGTCTACAGCCCTGAATCGGCTCCAATGCCTTGGTATATCAAATGGCGATATAACGTGAACCTTTGAATCCCACTCATCTATAACCAAACCACTTGATTCATGCCACTTTCCAAAGAAACGACTCTCACCCTCGCGCAACACCTTATTGTTTTGCATTGCTTCCGGCTCAACTACCCACTTATTGAACGCCTTCACCTTAGATTCTTCTGGATAAATCCAATCCGGTACGTCCCAAACACGCATATGATAGGTTCCTATGCTTCTGCCCTTAGTTACTGACCCATCAAACAGCTTGTTAATCCAGCTTCCAGCTCCCGTGTCCGGCCTTCCCTCAATTTTATGAGGAGTCATACCAAAGTCGTGTCGCCCTCCGCTTGGTGTAGTACGAGACCGCTCATCCGCTCCATCAAAACGCGCTTCCTCTCCCTGCTCGTCCCAGCCCCAATCCTCAACTACGTTACTCTCGAAACGTGCCTGTCCCTGAGAGATTGCATAAAAGCCTATTGTAGAGCCACAGGATAGCGGTAGGTTTGGATCTACACGTAACGTCACCTGACGCGCGCCCTTGCCCTTATAGTCCTTGCTATAGTTTCCTAGCTCGCTTTTAGGAAGCCAATCTAGCAACATAGGTAAAATAGTAGACTGGTGTGACCCCAGTTCGTATGAGGCGAACCCGCAGGTCTTCGCTCCTCTCCATGCCCTGTGGGTCACACCATATTTACTAAAAATCTCCCACGTAGGATCGCAGGGTATAATATTGATAAGCTTCTTAATCAACATAGTTTGTGTTTTGCCAGCCCGGTTAGGAGCCGTCAAGATGTTGATGTCATTCTCTTCGTCATTCAAGAAGTTTAAAGCCGCCTTCCCAGAAGGGGCAAAGAAGCGCAGAGGGTTTTTCCGTCGCTCCTCTTCCAAATCTCGCATAAGCTGCATCGCCTTTGGATGCGCCTTCAAATAGTCTGTGGTATAGCTGAAAACACTTCGACCCAAAACTAGCTTATATCTGTCTCCGTCATTGACCTTAGAACGCAGGTTAACATCGTCGAGATATTCCCTGTATTCAATGTTGCGAATGCCTTCCTCCGTTATGAAAGAAAATTCAATGCCGTCTAGGTTAGATAGGTCGCGCTCGTCTTCTATGTTTCTAATCTTCTGCTTCATTCTTCTCTCGTTTGCGGTCTGCCCGATGGTGCTTCATAACACCGTCATTCTTTTTCTCTCGTTTGAAAATGGTTTCCCAGCGATCATCAAAATCATCGCACCCATCATCCGCTGGCCGTCTCGCGCTACCCTTGCTCATCCTCATCCCTCTCTA